GAAGAATACTACAGATTATCTAGTACTTCTGGAACTTATGACGTACAATCAAATGATAGATTAATTTGTGATTATTGTGATGGTGATACAGACGAAGACGATAGTTGTACTGCAACAATAGGAAGATATGAAGGACATGTATTGTGTAGTAATTGTTATTCATGGACTTCAGATGATGAAGTATGTTTAGCAAGTGAAACAGCTATTACATATGATAATGACCGCTATTATATTAACCATGTAGTTAGACTTCATGACGGTCAATGTGCATATGAAAATGATGATGAGTTAGCAACATACCAAGATACAAGTGAATTATTTATTCTTTCAATACACTCTTACCAAGAACATGATGGCGAATACTACAGTATGGCTTATGTAATACCTGAAGAAGCTGAAGAATCTGAGGTTTTAGAAGAAAATTAAAAATAAAAAAAAATGAAATATACAAAAAACTTAAAAGGATCGATAGCACATTTAAATCAAGATTTAAACTCATATGCAATCAAACCAGATCTAAAATATCTTCTAAGCGTACTTAATGTAAGAAGACACTCTCGTGGTGAAGTTCAAAACCAATTTGTAGATGACTTAGAAGTCTTTTACGATATGCAAGGTGCTACTGTAGAAAGAGACGATTATGGTAATCTTTACGTAACTAAAGGAAAAGCCAATCAATATCCTTGTGTAATTGCACATACTGATATCAATCAAGAAAAAAGAAGTAATGTAAGCGTTTTAATAAACGGTGACTTTATTTTTGGTTTTGATAATGATGAAGCAGTACAAGCAGGTATAGGTGCAGATGATGGTTGCGGTATAGCTATTGCTTATGAAATGTTTAATCGCTTTGAAGCGATCAAGCTATTCTTTCCAAAGGATGAAGAAGTGGGATTAATTGGTACTGGAGTTTGTGATATATCTTTCTTTACTGATTGTACACTTTTAATTCAACCAGATAGACGTTCTTATAGTACAGACTTAATCACTTATACTAATGGAATAAAAACTTGTTCTAAAGAGTTTGTAGAAGCCGCATCAGACATAATGACTAAATATGGTTATTCTGAAAATAGAGGTGTATGTACAGACGTCGGAAGTATAAAGAAGAGTACTAAAGTTACTTGTGTAGGTATGAACATTTCTTGTGGCTATTATAATGAACACTCAGACGAAGAAGTAATAAGTATAATTGCTTACACTAATGCTATAAACTTTATTTATGACCTTATCAACGAATTAGGACATACTAAATGGTATCATGTTTATGAACCAGAACAAATGACATTTACTTATCCAAGTAGATCGTATTATTACGATGATGGTTATTATAGTCAAGATTTTCCTAAAGATAATGTAAAAGATAAACCCTTTTATGATGAAGCATATAATAACTATGTTCTAGACGTATATTCTCACTATAAGGATAAAAACAATAGAAATAATCTTATAAGCTTTACTGAAGACTTAGAAGAGTTAGATTCTTTTTTATTTCCACAAGAAGATATAGACAAAGAGTTATTTGATGGTACATGTCCAGTATGTTATGATAAAATCGAATTAAATAATGAACTAGCATTAAATATTTGTTGTACTAGTTGTCATTGTATGTTTAACTGTACTGAACTATTAGATGAAGATGTAGATGACTCTTTATTTCCAAATAAAGATAGTTCTCAATTAGATTTATTTGAATGAGTAAAACAGATAATAAAGTTTTAGATTTCAATTGTTATGGCGAAAGTCTGGATTCAACTCCAGACTTTTTTGCCATTAAAAGATACTACGAAGAACAACAAGAATTGGAAGAATTGAATGCTTTAGACTTCTTGGAAGAACAAAAACCTTTTACTATCTTTGTAAACCCCAAACAGATTTTAGATATTAAAGAAAACAATATTAATATATTAGAAGACTATGAATAAGGTTAAAAAAGGATTTTATGATGTTCTTTGGTCAATGTGTGAAAAAGAAAATCTTCTTACAAGATGGATCTTAGATGGTTATTTAGGTAAGTCTAAAGACACATTTTATTGGACGCCAAAAGCATTGACTATGTTTGAATGTGAAGTAGTAGGCGAAAAAACAATTGAGTATCCTCCTAATGATTTAAGTCAAATTTCACTAGAACCACCTAAACAAGAAAAAGAAAATGAAAAGTTAAACGAAATCCATAACAACTTAGAAGTTTTTATTAAGCTTTTTGGTAAACAAAATATTGGTATTGCGGGTAAAACAACACCAAAGATTACAGTAGTAAAGAAACTACTAAAATTCTTCAAAGATTACCCAGATTACACAATGCAAGATGTAATAGAAGCAACTAACCTTTATATTGCTACACTTAAAAAACAAGGCTCTATTCGATTCGTAAGAGAATGTGGATACTTTATCTCAAAGAAGATAGATGGAGTAGATCAAAGCGATTTAGCTAAATGGTGTGAAGAATATAAAGATGGCGGTCAAAACTATAGTAGTCATACATTATTATGAGATTTGAATTAATACTTAAAGAAATCCAAAGAAATAGGGATATTAAAGACGCAGGAGGATTAACATCTATACCTCCACCTTTTAAAAGACTAGCACATCACTATGGTGGATTTACTAAAGGTTCTATTACATGTATTACATCAAGTTCAGGAACAGGTAAAACAAAACTAACAAAGTATCTTACTATTCTTAACGTATATAAACAAACGTTTAATAGCAACATCAAACCAAAGATATTCTACTTTGCATTAGAAGAAAGTGCTACTGATTTCTGGATGTCATTTATTTCCTACTTCTTATATGAGAAATATAAACTCACAATAAGCGTAGCAGAGTTAAAATCATTTGGGAGTTATACAATTACTCCTGAAGTAATGGCTAAAATAAAAGAAGCCGAAAACTTTATTAATAGACTACAAGAAATAGTTGAAGTAGTCGACTTTATTAGAAACCCTACAGGTATTTCAAAACACATTAAAGCGTATTTTGAAAATCCAGAAATAGGAGAACATGTTTATAGAGAGTTTGAAGATAAAGATAGTGGACACACTAAACGCTATTTATCTCATTACAAATATAAAGATGACAATCATTGGGTATTTTTTGTATTAGATCACATTAGCTTGTTATCTAATGAAACAGCACCCGATACAAAAATGAAACTAACATCTTATCAAACATTTGACTTTATGATTAAAGATTATGTGTTAGATGTTTTTTCAAAAAGATACAAAATGGTAAACATTATTGTACATCAACAAACACCATCATCAGAAAAAGCAGTTTTTAGTTCTAAAGGTAATCTAATTGAAGAGAAGTTAGAACCATCATTAGAAGAGTTACATATTAACAAAGGTGTACATCAAGACTACGAAATAGTTATAGGTCTATTTAATCCTTCACGATATGACATATCTGTTCACAATAGATATGATATATCTCTTTTAGGTAAAAACTATAGAGCATTAAAATTCTTAAAAGACAGACACTTTGGATTAGAAAATTCAAGTGTTGGTCTTTACTTTAATGGTGCTAATGGTGAATTTGATGAACTTCCAAGACCTGAGGAAATGATTTCAGGTAATTATTATGATAAATATAGACAAAAATGAGTACAAACAACAGTGATTTCCCAAAAGGATTAGAATTAATATTAAAAGATATGTGCGATGCCGTAAATGTTAATTACGAAGACATCGACTTTAAAGAAGAGGAGTGGTATTTTAAACATGAGTGGACTATGAAAGAAGAACAAGCATTCATAAACCAACAAATAGATAAAATATCAAGTAACAAACAAGATTATACAGGAGTGTTTAGAGGTCCTATACCAAGAAGTAAAAAAGGATTAGAAAAAGCATTGCAAATGTTTACATTACAATACGGATGGAAATATAAAGAAGAAACAAAATAAAAATTATGTCAATACTACCAACACAATTAGTAAAAGCTAGCGAATTAGCGCCAAAAGACCTTATTGTTTATTCTCAACCAAAAATGGGAAAGACTACAATAATGGCAGAACTTACCAAACAACTAAATGGTAAGGGATTAATCATTAATTTAGAATCAGGAGGAACTGATTACGTAGATGGTTACTACGTTAATTGTTATGAAAAACCAACAGATAGTTTTAACGATGCAATCACAAGATATAAATCAATAATAAATGAACTCAAACAAAATCCAGGAGTATACGACTATATCATTATTGATAGTCTTACTGTGCTTGATAACTGGTCTGATATTGCAGGTACTTATAAATATATGAGTACACCATTAGGTAAAAACTTTAACAAAGATTTAAAAACTGGTAAAGTATTTACTCACAATGATGCAGAATGGAAATCAGTAACATCAATTGGTGATGGTAATGGTTGGAGATGGCCTAGAACTTGGTTTATGGATCAAGTAGAAATACTTAGTACTTTAGCACCATATAGAATATGGGTAGGTCACGTAAAAGATAAGTTTATTAAACAAGATGGTGGAGCTGATATGATATCAGGACAAGAAATCAACTTGACAGGTAAACTTAAAAACATGTTGACTGTACGAGTGAGTACTCTTGCTAAACTTGTAGCAGATGGTGATAAGAGATTTTTATCTTTTGAAATAGATAACGACAATCTTATTGGTGGTTCTCGTGTACCACATTTAACAGGTAAGATCCTTATATCTGAAAAAACAGATGAAGGTTACGAAACCTATTGGAATAAAATATATCCCGTATTAAACAAATAAAAAAACCAAATAACTAAAAATTAAAAAACCAAAACATCATGAATTTAAATGAATTAGAAATCGGATCAGCTTTTACAGGAAGTAAAACGCTTTACATGGGTATCGCACCTATTCAAATTTTAATGGTTAATCCATCACAGAAGAGATTAGCTGAATTTTATGGAACAGATATTGACAAAATTAAAGAACCTGTCTACATTAAAGATGGAGAGAACCCTTCTACAAGATTAGACTTCTATTATGTTAATCATCCTGATTTTCATACAGAATTTAAAGGTAAGTTTTCAATCTTTGTACAAAACAATACTCGCGAAGCAAAAAGTGGTAAGAAACAATACATTGATTCATTTACTCGTACTTCTTGGGCTAATAGCTTATCTGAATTAAGTGCTGCACAAGAAAGCGTAAAAGAGTTCTTGCGTTTAGATATGTCTACAGTTCGTGAAGCAAAACCAGGTGAAGAAACAATTTACTCTTTGTTAAAAGCATATGGTAATATTGTTCCTAAAACAAAACCTTTGGAGTTAAACGACTTCAAACAACTAATTAAAGGTAATGGTAAAGAATTAGAAGATTTCTTCTCATATTTTAATGGTAAAGAAGAGGGAGTAAATGTAATGATGGGAGTTAAAGATGCAAAATACCAAGATGTTTATACTGGTGTTTTCATTCCTTTAAAATCTAAATTAACTGACTATGTTAAAAAGAACATTGAAGGTGAATATGGATTTAAATCTTATCATGAAGGTTATACTTTCAAGCAGTTTGAATCATCAGCAGCTCCAGAATCAAACGAAGTATCTGATGATCAATCTAACCCTTGGGATAAAGCAACTACTTCAAGTGATGCTGATTCTCCATTTGTGCAGAACGATGCTCTATTTTAAATAATTCTTGACTTAACTAATTATAGGGGGTACATTTGTATCCCCTATTTTTTTATGAATTTAGATGAACTAGAAATCAGACCAAGTGTAAATCAATTATACGCTATACTTGGACAAGAAAGAATAATGTCTTTTTACTTTCATGACTTAATTGTAATGAATAAAAGATATAGCAATCCTTTTAGAGATGATAGTAATCCAGGATGTTTTTTCAAATGGAGTAAGATAGGTAATCTTTACTTTGTAGATTATGCTACTCAAAAAATATATTATAATCCTATAGATATTGCTTGTATGCGTACTGGATATGGTTATCCAGATATTCTATATAAAATAGAAGCTGACTTCAATATCAAAAACTTAAACTTAGAAGACAAAAAACAATTAGAGTTAGAAACTTCTGCTTTTCAAAAGCCAGAAATGAAACCCGCTACTATTAAAGTAAGTGTCTCTAAATTTAACAAAAAAGATTATGACTATTGGAATCAGTTTGGAATAAATGATAAAATACTTTCCTTCTATAATGTAAAGAAAGTATCAAAGGTTTGGATAGCAGAACAGTTATGGTATATTCATAATGATAGCGATCCTTGCTATAGATACGTAGAAAAAGAAAAGTTTAAAATCTATAGACCTCTTGCCGATAAAAAAAATAAATTCAGAACTAATTATTTTGGAGGGTTACTAGAAGGATATACCCAACTACCACACAAAGGCGAATTACTTATTATTACAAAAGGTTTAAAAGATGTAATGACCTTACACTCTCTAGGTATTAATGCAGTAGCTGTAAGAAGTGAAAACACCCCTGTTTCAGAAAACGCATTCAATCTATTAAAGAATAGATTTGATAAAATAATAGTTTGGTTTGATGCAGATGAAGCAGGTATAATAGGTGCACACAAACTATCTACGATGTATAATCTTCCTGTTATATATCATAATAAAGAATTAGGAAAAGATCCAAGTGAGATCTACAGAAATTTTGGAAAAGAAATAATATTAAAAATAATAAAAGAAAATGAAAACAAGAAAGATGAGAATCTTACCACAGTACGAAACACGTAATATGGATGATCTAGTTAAAGAGGTAATACTCGAAACATTAAAAGCAGTGCATGTTGAAGAAATGTCACTAGCATTAACAACAGACGGTATCTATTCAAAGCTATCAAGAAGAACCAACATAGAACCATATCTAAAAAATCAACTAATTAAAAGAGAAAAGTTTACTGTATGGAGTAGAAGAAAAGAATACATTGAACGAATGGAAAGAATTAACAATATACCTTTAGGTAAAATTCCTCCAGTAGACAACAGAATTATTACTACTATTGCAAACGAACTATCTGTAGATTATACTCTACTGAGAAAAGATTTTAGAGAGACTGATTATGTTGATACTAGAAAAATTTTAGCTTATATTTTTCGTAAATATATGGGATATAACCTAACTAAAATAGGTTGTTTACTTGGTAAACACCATAGTACAATAGTTAGTGCTTTAATGAAGCATAACGAATTAGTAGAATACGATAAAGGATATCGTTCTAAGTTTCACAAATCAGTAAGAGTGGTTCAAGAAAAACTTAACGATATTATTGACGTAACAAACATAGAGGAACATTTAAAATTAGAAAACTTAAATAAAGAAGTATGAAATTAATAAACATAAAAGATGGCTGGTATAATAAATTAAAGCATGTAATTGAATCAGAACAATTTAGCGAGTTGGGTAAATTTATAGCTGAAGAAAGAAAAACAAAAGAAATATATCCTTTAAAAAATGAAGTATTCAGAATCTTTAATGATTTAGATTTCAACGA